CGCGAGCGCGCCTTGCGCCACGCCGGCGGCGAGGTAGTGTTTGATGGCTTCGACGACCGTGCCGTCGATCGTGTCGAGCGTGCCCTTCCAGCCTTCGCCGCTCGAGTTGAGTTCCTCCATCGCGCCGCGCCACGCTTTGGTCGAGTCGAGGGCCTCCTGTTGATCCTTCAGCAGCCGCGCGTTGTTGGCGTGGATCGAATCGGACGCGGTTTTCTCGGCGTCCGCCGCGGCCTTCGTCTCCCGTCCGAAGAGTTGCAGCGCCTCGACCGAGACGCCGTAGCGCTTGGCCAGGTCCGCCAACGAGAAGTTGTGCGACGCGAGATCCGCGGTGAGGGACGGGAGATCCGTGCCGACCTTCGCCAGCTCCGCGTGCCACGCCGCCACTTTCGCGGCGGAGATCTCGGCGTTACTCGCCCACTTGTCCTGCCACCCCGTGTTGATCGCCAGCGCGGTCGTGATCGAGGTGACTTCGAACCCGATGCGGCGACTCGCGAGCGCGAGCGCGTCGGCCTTGACGCCGGCGACCTGGTCCGCCACGCTGCCCCACCCGAGGAGGCTCGCCGTCGCCTGGCCGATCGCCTCGTCCGAGCCGGTGAAGTCCGCAATCACGCGGCCGAGTTTCCAGCCGCCGATCCCCGCGCCGACGACCAGGCCCGCCGTCCCGAGCAGCCCGAGATCGCTCGCGCTTTTCCCCGACGCCGTTCCGAGCTCGCCGAGCGCGCGCACCTCCGGACCCAGGTGGACGCCCATCGCGGCCAGCACGCCGTCGAATTGATTGAGCGCGCCGCTGAGCGTGTTGACCTGCGGCGCCGCGGCGGCGCTCTCGGCCGCGAGCCGTTGAATCCCCGCCGGCACGCGGACGCCGAGCGCCGCGAACTTCTCGGTCGCTTCGCCCGCGGCCGCCGCCATGCGCGCCAGTTCGGCCGTCGTGAATTTCGCGCGGCCGCCGGCCGCCTCGAACACCGACGCCATCAGCCCGGCTTCCTGAATCACCTTCGCGCCGCTGAAGTCCCGGACCATCGTCTCGAACGCCTTGCCGGTCGTCACGGAGCTGCGGGTCAACGCGTCGAGCGCCACCTCGGCGCGCTGCGCCTCGCTGACGAACGCGCTGAAGTCGGCGAGGAACTTCCCGGTCAGCGCCATGCGCCCGCCTCCGCCTCGTCGTCGACGGGCTCAGGCGCCGGTGCCGCGGGCGTGTTCAGGTAGGTGATCAGCGCGTCGTAGATCTCGCGCGGCAGCTCGTCGACCCAGGCGTACTGCCAGCCGTTCATGGCTTGGCAGATCCGGAAATTGGAGACGATGCGGGCCTGTCGGGCGGCGTCGTTTTTTTTTCCGCGCGCGCGGCGTCGCCCGCCGCTTCATGGCGATCGAGGACGGCGACGAGCTCGCGCAGCGTGCCCTTGTCGAGCGCGCGCACGGTATCGCGCCGTTCGGCTTCGGGGATCAGCAGGCTGTAGGGCAACGGCTGCGCGGCCTGGTCGACGAGCGACCAGCCCTGCAGGTACGCGAGGATCTTGGCGAACGGGGTCCGGTCCGCGAGGGCGGAAATCAGGTCGACGTACTCGCCCGCGTTCAGTTCGGCGACGACGTCGATCCAATCGCCGTCCGACAACGGCAGCCGCGTGGTGCCCGGCGTGACGACGCGACAGCGCCCCATGGGTCTCGGTCTCCTGCTATTGCTCGGGCGGTCCGAGCGTCGCGGTCAGATGGCGATCGCCGACCTGCACCGACTCCACGCCCCACGCCCACCAGCCATCCCGCGCGCCCTCACGCGGCGCGGTGAAGAGGAGCGGCGTCTGCCGGAGTTGGAAGCGGTTGGCGTCGCCCTGCAGCGACGCCGCGAGCCGCCACCGGCCGTCGCCGCCTTTCCGGATCGTCCACGCCGTCAGCGACGCCGCGGTGTGGTGGTGCCAGAGCAGCGCCCCGCGCACCCCGCGGATCCGCACGTGATGAAACGACCCGTCCCACACGACGCGCCGTTACGGCGCCCAGACGAACGCGCCGGCCGCGACCCACGAGAACGAGACGGCGGGCGCCCCGTTCACCGCGACATCGATGTCGGCCGACATGTAGGCGAGGCCGCTGCAGAAGAACGTCGGCTCGACCGTCGACGGCACGAGTTTCAGCTTGCCGGGCGAGGTCGCCGCGGCGGCGGCGAACAGGACGACGTTGGTGGAATTCCAGAAGCCCGACCCGCTGCCGCTGATGTCCGCGAGCGACGGCACCTTCACCTTGTTGGCGTCGGCGAAACAGGTGACGTCGATGTAGTCGGTCTTGAAGCTGGCCTTCCACTCTTTCAAGCTGACGAGCGCCACCGGCGTCACGCCCGCGGGGTCATACAACACTTGGCCGTTGCGGCCGGAGAGAATCGCCATATCGCTACCCTGTTCCCCTGTGGCTGAATTGCCGGTTACGCGCCGAGACTCGCCTGGACTCGATAGTGCCCGCCGCGGTGGTGCCAGCGGATCGCGGCGTCGGTGTCGTCGACTTCGAGGAACCGGATCCGCGCTTCGCGGTGGCCGGTCATCCACGTGTAGCCGGCGGCCGTCAGGACCGCATCCTCCAGGAGGACATCGATCCGGGCCGCGGCCGCCTTGCTGTTGTGCGCCGCGGCGGTCGACAGTTCGACGGCTTTGACCAGATACAACACGTCTTCGTACGCCCGCCCGCCAAACCGCGCTTCGTCGACCGCCTCGATCAGACTCACGATCACGAACTGCGTCGGGTGCCCGCCGGTGAGCATTGACGCGCCCGCCTCTTCCCAGAAGACGCCGTCCGGCAGCAGCGCGCGGAGCGTGGCGTCATTCAGCAGCCGGTCGATGAGCGCCTGGTCAATCGCGGCGGAGTCGCTCATGCGGCGGCGTCCCCGGTGACCGCCAACCCGTGATACTCCAGCAAGGCGGCGAGCCGCGCGTACATCGCCCGGCGATGGCGCATGACCGTGGGAATGAAGATGTGCGCCGCGGGCATCGATCCGGTACTGCCCCCGAGCTTGTGATGCCGCGCCTGGCTGCCGTTCTCGAACATCCACGCGTGCTTCGCGTTGTTCTTCAGGATCGTCGAGGCGCTGAATCGCCCGATGGCGCGCCCGCGCCCGAGGGTGAGGTGCGCCGCCAGATCCCCGCTCCGCCTGTGCGCCTGATACGCGGCGAGAATCTCGGCTTTCGCGCCTTCGGCCGCGTCGTTGACGATGCCCGAGGCTTCGGTCGCCAGGTTCGCCGGCAACTGCCGCAGCGCGGCGCGCAGCTCGGTCAACCCTTCCCAGACGATCTGATTCGTCCCGCTCACGACGTCGCCTCCGATCCGTCCGTCGGCACCGGTGGCCCCGGCGCGATCGTCGATGCGTGGTCACTCGGTGGCGATGGGCAATCACCGTCCCAACGCGGGAGATCGTCCGGACGCACTTCGTCGTGCTTCTCGTCGGGTGCCGTGGCGTCCGCCCAGTTCGAGATCATGCGTAGGCCGCCTCGCCCTCGGGTTCCTCAAACAACGGCCCGAGCGCCTGGAGATCCGCCGCGGAGACCGTCGCGTCCCCCAACATCGCCAGCGTGATCGGCGACCAGGGGATCGTGACGTCGATGGCCGCCAGCTCATTCACCTGCACCACGAAGGCCTTGAAGGCGTCCGTGTCGGGCGCGATCTCGAACCCGCCACCCTCGCGGGGATTCCCCAACTGCTTGATCAGCGCGTCGCGTTCCTCGTGGAAGTGCTTGGTTTCTTGCGCCACGAGCTGCGCCAGCTTCTTCAGGTGGTACGCGGCCTTCGCGGAGAGCTTCAGCGCACAGAGCGGACCCAACGCGGGTTCGGCCTGGACGAGGGCGCCGAGGGTGGTGGTGATCGTCATTTCCACACCGGGATCCAGCAGGCCGCGCCCGCCGAATCCATCACGCGGAGCCATTTGTGTTGCGCCGCCGTCGCCGGGCCCGTGGCGCCGATGGTCCCCAGCGTCGGCGTCGCGCCGCCGCCGAGCGCCACGAGCGGTTGCGTCCACTGAATATCGAGCACGCCGGTCGTGTCGCCCAGCACCACGACGTCGGCCGCGTTGATGTAGATCAGGCTCCGGAGCGAGCCGCTCACCTTCGCTTGCTTCAGCCCTTGCACGTTGTTGACGTAGTTGTTCAGGCAGCAGGTGTTCAGCAACTGCAGCTCGTTCTTGATGAACTTGACGCTCTGTGTCCCGTCCATCGCCAGGTAACTCAGCTGCGACGCCATCAGGCTGGTCTGACTATCGGTGACGTAGCTGCCGGCGGCCGCCCGGTTAATCCGGATCGCAATCGGCCGGAACGACGCGCCCGCCTGGTCGAAGTACTCCCAGTGGCCTTCGAGATACGCGGTCGCGGCGGGTTGGTAGAAGTCTTCGATGCGCCAGGCGAACGACGGCTCGCTCGTGATCGCCTGTCCCCCACCGGGCACGCAGTTGTAGCCCACAACCAGCACATGATCGTCGCGCGCCCCGTTGCCGGGATTCGCCGTCGAGCTGATCGTGAAGTTATAAGCGCCCACCGCCCCGTGGTCGGTGTTCGTCACCTGCAGAAAGTTCGCATTGCCGTTGCTGCTGATCGGGATGCGGAGAATCCCGGCCATCGCGCCGGCGCCGTAGAGCGGTGACAGCCGCAACACTTCGGTCAGGACACTCGGCGCCGCATCCGTCGCGACGGAGAACGTCATGTAGGTCGGCACGCGCGTCGCCGCGATCGTCCCGGTCGAGACGACGTCGATCGACGCCATCTGCAGGTAGTTCGCCGAGTCGTAGCCGCTGAAGCGCACGCGGCCGAGGACATCGCCGGTCACGATCGTCGTCGGCGCCGCTTCCGTCCCGCGCCCTTTGCGCAGATGGATCCGCGCCGCCGTCGTGTCCGTGGAGTACTGCGCCGACATGAGCCCACGCGGATCACTCGCCGACGTCGACGCGAAATAGCCTTCGACCCCCGACGGCGCCGTCACGCCACCGACTTTCAACGTGGTGAGCGGCCCGATCGTGACAACGTTCGCGGAGCCGGCCCACGTCGAGAGCGCCGTATTCTCCACCGCCGACAAGCCGACATCCGCCTTGGTGACGGCCGGAATCCCGTAGCCCGCCAACGTCGACGGCAAGCCGGTGATCGTCGAGAAGGCCTGCGTATGCGCCAGAGGGACGCGGGCATCGCTCAATCGCGCATCGGAGGTGAGGACGCCGTCGGTGATCCCGTAGCCCGCCAGCGTCGTCGGTTTCCCGGTCAGCGCCGCGAACGTCCCGGCCGGCAGCGCGCTCCACGTGCCCCCCGTCGGCGAGAGCGCATCCCGCGTGAGGATCTGCCCGTCGACGCCGCCACTGAACAGGCGCGCGGCATTCCACGCGGACGGTTGCAGCTTCGTCGCATCCGGCCCGTCGAGATACGGACTGACGAACGCCGGCTTGAGGAGGACGTCAGAGACGGCCATCTACAACGTCCCCGCTTGCAGCCACGCCGGGTCAGTCGAGATCCAGCCAGGCTGCACCCAGGCGAAATCGTGAATCAACGCCGCGCCGAGCAGCTCCACACAGACACAGATCGTCTCGACGTTCCGCTCCTCGGGATTGCTGACGCCGGTGACTTGAAACACCCGGCCGCGGTAGACGATCCGCGTCTGCAGCGTCACGCCCGCGTGATACGGGAACGTGACGATATGGGAGGCCGTGCCGATCACGGTCCCGGCGGCGACACGTTCGAGATCGCGGGCGGTCGCGGGTTTGAGTTCCGCGTAGCGCGTCGCGGGGACCAGATCGGTCCACGTCTGCGTCACCCCGCCGTCCCCATCGGACACCCCCGGCCCGGGACTCTGCAGTTGCACGCGGCACCGACGCTGACCGATCGCGGTCGTCTTCATGCCAGCACCGGATCTTTGTGCTGCCCGATCAGGCGCTCGATCTCGGCATACAC